TAACAAAGTTTTGCTACGGCTTCGTCATCAAAGTATTCTAAGAACGCCTCGCCTATCTCTTTATAGGAGTAAGCACCAGCTTCAATTTCCTTTATTAGTTCTTCTTTAGTTTCAATTGTCATCACTCACCACCCATTTGATAAAGTCTTTCTTCGAGTTTATTAATTTGTTGTCGTAAATTATTCACGTCATTTTTATCAAAGCCTTGCTCACGCACTATTTTATGAAGGTCAGTCTCATGGGATTTACCATTGAAATAGACGTAGCGTTCGGCTGTTAATTTAGCGTCGATTAGTTCTTCAATTTCTTCTCTAGTCATTTCTTCTTTCCTTTTTTTAATTTCTTTTTGCATTTTTTGCAGGTAAACCCACTCTTTGCAATTTTATCTGCCATAGTAATTCTAGGTGACTTTATGTTATAGCCGCACCCTATACATTGAATTTGTAGAGCTTGGAAACTTGAATAAGGGTTTTGTTTCATTTTATTCCTCCAGATATTCCCCATTTTTATCGAACTCTTGAGGGAGTCCAATTTCCTCTATTATTTGGTCGTATGCAAGTGGGTTTCTATCATAGATTTCGGCTAACACTTCAGCTTCCGTTAAGTTCGGGTAATTTTTACCGAATAAAATCAGGTAATATTTACTAATTATTGGGTTCATTCATCCAAGCCTTTAAATCTTTTTTCCGGTCAACGTCTATGACTGAACATTCTAAACCATACTTTTTTTCAAGTTCTCGTCTTTTAAAATAATCACCTTCTTCTTTTGTTAAAATTTCTAATTTTACCAGTTCTCTTAAACCAGAAACAATATATTGCTCTCCATAGCCGTGTTCATAATCTTTACTTGTATAAACAAGTTTACCGTCAACAAAACATTTAACCGCGTGATAAATGTTCCCATAAGTTTTATGTAGCCACCTACACCCTTGTATTTCAATTTTCATTTTTGCCTCCTTTTTTAATTTTTTTATTTAATTTTTTCATTTTAGTTATAGCTTCGTTTAATGTTTTAGCTTTTATGTAGTCGTACACTTCAGCAAAACCATAGCTTTTATTTAGATAGAGGTACTCATCGTCATCATGATCATTGACAAAAGTACCTCTAATATCTTTTTTAAACTGTAAAATAACCCCATCACCTTCAGCTTTAATAAAACTAATATTAGTCACGCAACAACCTTGAGACTCAGCTACACAAACCTTTAATTTTTTGGTGCTCATTTTTGCCTCCTTTTTGTTATCGCTTGATAACAGATTTATATTGTTATGTCGCACCTTAAGCCAAATTTTTTTACTCGTAGGCACCAGAAACCATCAAAAGGAACAATGGAGCCCAAGCCAAAGGGTGTCCAATAAAAATTATTGGTAGTGTTATAAATACAAATAGTTTAATCATTATTCAGTCTCCTTATTCAAAATAAAGTTTTCCATCGTCACCTACATAAATATAAAGCTCTCTGAAATCGTTCGCTATCTCTGTTAGTTTGTCGCCTATTTCGTCCGGATAATCAGCATCAGCGTCAAATCCGGCCCCATGCCCTTGTCGAGTTAACCAAAAATCATGGCCAATATCACAATCATCAAAATGGTCGAGTAGGTCACCAGCTTTTTCTATAAATAAATCACAATCTTTATCAGCTTGTTTTAAAGCTTCTTCTGAAAAATCATAGATAGAATAATTTTGGTCAAAAGGATCGTCGTTGTCGTCAATGCTCGACCATAAAGCTGTAGCCAAATATTGCTCTAAAAAACTAGTCATTATTATTTTCATTTTCCAGTCTCCTTTGTTTCAACATAATAATCCTGAAAAAATTCTTCATCCTTCTCTACTTCTTCACGGAATGTTTCATAAAGAAACTCCCAAGCGTCCTCAAAAGAATTGAACTCCTTTTCAGGGAATAGATGGTTATCAGCCCAATCTTTAATTATCCACTTCATTTTTTGCCCCTCTGTTTAAATATCGTCACGTATACTTGAAATTGTCCGGCGCTTGTTATGGCCCCATAAATCTCACCGTGTTCTTTTAGTAATTTTTCAATATAAATTTCTGCCCCTTTTTGGGTCAAAGCGGGTTCTCTCTCATTCCCAAAGCCGGATGAGTCGCAAAAGAGTTCGTCAATTTCTGTAAATTCATCGTCTAGAACACTAAGATCGACTTGACTCATATTAGGGACTTTAAAGATATCGCTTGGTTCCTCAATTTTTTTAAGCATGTTTTCTTTTGGAATACATTCATTACAACAAAGCCACCCATCTATAAAAACAGCATAATCATAAAAGTCGTCAATATCGTGATATTGACCACATTCTTCACAACTACATGTGTTTATTTCATAAAGATCTTTATAAGGGTCATCGTCTGGTAAATCCCATTCTTTTAAATTATCGCCTCTGTTAATAACCTCACCGTTTTCGAGTGTTTCTTCACTTGTTGATGAGATACATTCCATTCCACCACAGCCGTTAGAAATATCGTCGTCGTGAACAACGTAGTAACCGTTTAATGAGGTCACTTTTGAATTTTCGTCAATCTCGGCATAAATCTCCTCATTATATTTACTTAAACCGAGATAAATTTTGTTTTTTCTCATTTAGTCCTCCTTTTAATGGTTTGTTTTGTTAAAAAATATATCGCGTCAAATTTGTTTAGGTTTTCTTTTAAAAGGTTAAAAATTTGATCACTAAGAGGTGCTAATATTTCAGCGTCAAAGTCAGCCCTGTTTTGTCGCGTGTATTTTTTGCCAAAACGGTCAATGGAATCTATTTTCCCATACCTTAAAGCGTCAAGGGTTCCCCTTAACCTTAAATACTTCTTCATTAATTTGTAGGTGTTTTTCATAAATCCCCCCTTTATATAATGCTTATAGCTTTATTATAGCATGGCATTAAATGGGGTCAATGCTCCGTGTAAACTTTACAAAAAGAGATGTAAGAAAAATGAGTGTTTTCAGTGCGTTAACGTGTTACCGTAAAGGTAACGTGTTACTCTTTTATTGAAATGTTTTGTGTATTGTGCCACGTTTTTGTGGTACGCATTGACATAGGTGCAATGCTTGCAGCGCCTTAGTTGTTACCGTTAAAAAGGGTAACTGTACCCTTTTGTTTCTGTTTCTGGTGCGTGGCAAAGTTTAGGTTTTTATTAAAGAAATTACTATTTGTTACTATGTTACTTTATTATAGTTATAAGTATAAATAAATAGCATATAGGTTTTTTAAAAAATTAGAAATTTTTAGAATTTCTCAGAAAAGTTTTGAAATAAAGAGTAACAAGTAACAAAGGTACAAAAAGCCTAAATTGCGACAATGTAAGAAAGCTATTTTAACTGATATTTATCATAAACAACGTTTAACCTTCCTACTTTTTGACGGCTTTAAAGTATTCCAAAACCTTGATGATAGGTGCGATAATAAACCCTAAAAGAATAAAGATAACAGGCGATAAAACAATTATTTTAAAAACTATCTCACCATAAATTAAATTTAATATTATAAGCCCTAATATAAAGATGGTTGTTATAACTGGATCTGATCTCATGCTGCCCCCTAATCCAAAAATTCTGCCACAATTGCAACAGAAAGCATTATCAAAAAACATACAATGATAAGTCCTAAGAAAGCATAAACTGGAAACTTGATGAAAAGCCCTAGATAGATTGTCATTGTAACTATTCTAAAGATTTCAAATTTGGTGTTGCTCATACTCACTTCCTTATTAATGATTATTATATAATCATTATAACACTAAGCAGTACTAACGCAACTCAATATAACCTTAAGATTTACCTTAAGACAACCTTAAGATAAGTCACTGACCTAAGATCCTTAAGCTAATCTTAAGATTAAACCGACCGACCATATATAAATGACTGGCTAAAGATAAAATTTTTCGCGTAACCCCTTGATTTTTCATTGGGCTGCGTAAAAAAAGTGAGTCATACGCGCGCGCGTATGAGGCAAGGGGGCACCCCCCAAAGCTCCAACTTTCCGTATACGTATAGGTCCCTCGTCACACCGAGGAGTAAAATCTCAAATACTTTAACGCATAACATTACATATAATAGACAAAATGCAAAAACTAAACTAAATAAGTTGAATGAAGCTAACAAAAAGAAATCAAGACGCAATCCAAGCCAAGACGCCTGCGGAGTATGGCGACCTAACTCAAATCACTAGTCGGTATAGACCTGACGTAGGAGATGCAGTTTGTTTGCTGGTCCGACAAGGAATCACGCTAAAAGAAATAGCCCAGAGACTGCCGATCAAAGACGTGACAACTATTTATAGTTGGCGTAGCACCCACATGGATTTCAGAGAAAAATTAGAACAGGCCCGAAAGGATGCTGCTGATAATTTCATCGATAAGATCCAAGAGATTGCTGACGCTAACAACTTACCTAAAGATGAAGTACCTGGTGCTAGGTTAAGAGTTGATTCCTACAAATGGCTTGCAGAAAAAGCTAACCCACAAAAATACTCGCCTAAAAGTGTGATAGCGGCTGATGAGGATAACCCTTTGCAGATAGTAATTGACACTGGCATTAAACGAGACGATCCAGTCGAAGCCGACTACACTAATATTGATGGCAGCGGTAAGACTATTACTTATACAGAAGAACAACGTTCACAAGATAGTGATGATGGACGTTCTTCCTGATGAGGAAGTAGCGGACTATCTATGTCTATGGGATGGTGCCGAAGAAGATGATAAAGATAACCTAATCGGCTATTACCTTTACAAGGTGAGTAAGCATGGTCTTATTTATAAAGAAGAAGATTAGTAGAGCGCTTTGTTTTGCTGGCGTACATGTGATGTTTAGATATAAAACGCTATCGGAAACATTCCCTGTTATCCATAAATGTGAATGCGGTAGGAGACACGATATTGACTGTAATACCTGACGATCGAATTAAAAAAATTTCTACCGGATACAATCCTAGACCTTTGCAAAAAATTATTCACTTTAGTATGAAGCGTTTTAATGTGCTGGTTCTGCATAGACGTTTTGGAAAAACTGTTCTCTCAATAAACGAGACAATTGATCGGGCATTACGCTGTTCTTTAAAAAGCCCCCAATATGCTTACATAGCACCGACCTACGGTCAGGCCAAAAGGATTGCATGGGAATACTTGAAGGAATATACGAAGGACATACCAGGAGCTAAGCCTAATGAAGCTGAGCTTCGTGTAGATATTCCTAGACCGAGTTCGAAAGATAAAATAAGATTTATGCTCCTTGGTTCGGAAAACCCTGACACTATAAGGGGGATCTATCTCGATGGCGTTGTACTCGACGAATTTGCAGTCTGTGACCCTACAATCTGGGGACAAGTCGTGCGTCCTGCGCTTGCTGACCGTTCGGGCTGGGCGATTTTTCTCGGGACCCCTAAGGGTCAAAATCATTTTTTTGATCTATACAACAAAGCGAAAAAAAATAAAGACTGGTATGTCTGCACGTATCGAGCTTCAGAGACAAAAGTTCTTTCCGACTATGAGCTTAAAGCTGCAAAAGATGAGATGAGTGAAGAAGAGTTTCTTCAAGAGTTTGAGTGCAGTTTTACAGCCGCTAACACAGGCGCATATTACCAAAAGCTTATGCTATCAGCAGAAAGCGAAGGACGTATCACTAGCGTACCATACGATAGCGCATGCTATGTCGATACGTATTGGGATTTAGGAATAGGTGATACAACTGCTATTTGGTTCTTGCAGTCTGTTGGTCATGAATATCACTTGATTGATTATATCGAAATGTCGGGTAAGGGTCTTGATTGGTTTGTTTCGGAAATTAATAAAAAGCCTTATACTTATAGGGAGCATATCTTGCCTCATGATGCTAGTGCTAGAGAGTTGGGTACTGGTAAAAGTAGACAAGAGACATTGCGTACTTTAGGACTAACACGATTATATATTTTACCTCGCTGGAAAGTGGATGATGGGATCAACGCTGTTAGAACGATCCTTAGTAAGTGTTGGTTTGATAAGGATAAATGTGAAAGAGGCATTACTGCTTTGATGGCATACGAGAGAAAGTGGGATGCTAGGAATCAGATATTCATGGAAAAGCCTAAACACAACTGGGCTTCTCATGGGGCTGATGCGTTTAGGTATTTAGCGATGGGTGTACGACCGGAATCACAAAGAGTACAATCTCAAATGCTGACTAATTATCGGGAAGCGCAGAGTGAATATGATATATTTGAATTATAGGAGATAGATATGAGTGCAGTGACTAAGGTAGTAGATCAAGTCCTTAATCCAACTACAGGGGTAATCGCAGGAGCGATTAAAACATTTGGTCATGAGGGCGGTAAGCTTATAGGGGTGACTCAAGCTCAGCAAAGAAAAAAAGATTATTTTAATACTGGCAGAGTTGCTGACTATCAAAAGTTTGACCCTAAAGATATTGAAGCTTTTGCTAAAATGGAGACAGAGTTGACAGGGAAAACTCGGGCTGAAGTAGAAGCAGCTAAGCCTGTTGCTATGTCAGAAAAAGCTAAGTTAGCAGATCCAGGCGCAGCTAGATCAAGGGAAGCGCAGTACGCTTCTATGACTGCTTCACAAAGAGAAAGGATTCAAGGGCTTTATAAAGGAAGTCAGGCTAGACTAGGAGCGATTGAGCGAGGTAGATTAAGACCTGGCAGAAAGCAGACAGTTCTTACTAAAAGGATGTAGCAATGGCGATTGAGTATATAAAAAAGTTTGAGATGTTAAAAGCAGATAGGATGAATTGGGATTCCCATTGGGAAGAATGTGCTCAGTTTGCCTTACCTCGTAAGGATGATGTTTACCAAACGAGGACGCCAGGTGAGAAGAAGTTTTCTAAAGTGTTTGAGAGTACGGCCATACACTCTAACGAACTTCTCTCTTCTGCCCTTCACAGTATGCTAACTAACAGTGCGACCAACTGGTTTGAGTTAACAACAGGTGACGATACGCTTGATATGGATGACGAAGTTCGTTTGTGGTTACAAGATACTGTTAAGAAAATGCATAACGTCATCAACGGATCAAACTTTCATACTCACATCCATGAATTATATGTAGATCTAGGTGTCTTTGGGACAGGCTTAATGCGTGTTGAAGAGGACGATGAGGAAGTTATAAGGGTTCAGACTAGACCGATCTATGAAGCCTATATAAGAGAGGATGCGCATAGCAAGGTCAATACAGTTTACAGAATCTTCAAGATGGACATTAGGCAGATTGCTGACATGTTTGGAACGGAGACGTTTGACGCCCAATTAGAGAACTTGCTTAAAGGCAACGACAACCAGAAGTATGACATCCTTCATGTTGTTGAACCTGTAGACAAAGATGATGAGTTTGATAAGAAAGGTTTTGGGTTTAAGAGTATATACATTTTAAAAAATCGTAAGATGTATTTGCAGCAGGGTGGGTTTAAAGAATTTCCTTATGTTGTTCCTAGATGGACCAAGATAGCAGGGGAAGTTTATGGCCGTAGTCCTACGATGAAGGCGCTCGCTGACATCAAGATGACAAACGTAGTAACGAAAACAACTATTAGATCTGCTCAGAAAATAGTAGATCCTCCTCTATTAGCACCTGACGATGGCTATACTTTACCTTTAAAAACAGCGCCAGGTGGGATTAACTTTTATCGTCCAGGGTCTCAGCCAATTGTTCCATTGCAAACTGGTAGTAGGATTGACTTTGGTATTCAGTTTATAGAACAGATTAACAGAAGAATTAGAGAAGCTTTCTTTATTGATCAGCTTCAGCTTAATGTTGGTCCTCAAATGACTGCGACTGAGGTTTCTCAGAGAACAGAAGAGAAGCTTAGGCTTCTTGGTCCTGTCCTTGGTCGTCAGCACTACGAACTTTTGAAACCATTGGTAAACAGAATCTTTAACATAATGATGAGAAAGAATATGTTTTCTGAAGTTCCAGAAGTTTTACAGGAACAAAATATTCAAGTTCAGTATAGCTCAAAGATAGCAAAAGCACAGCGGAGTGCTGATGCTGACGTTCTTGTTAGAGTCATGAATGTTATCGGTCCGATGCTTCAGCTTCAGCCTGAGATTATCGATAATGTTAATGGCGACTTGTTGCTAAGATATGTAGCTAAAGCTTACGGACTACCGGAACAAGTGCTTCGTCCATTTGACGATGTTGTTCAAGATAGAGTAGAACGCCAGCAGCAACAACAAGAAATGGCAGCGATGCAACAGGCTCAGCAAATGGCTGATGTAGCTAACAAAGCAGCACCGCTTATGCAACAACAACAGGGCGTTTAATGGCCAGAAAAAAAGTCTCTACTAAACAGTTAGATGTTACTTCTGACTACAAAACTGTATTCACTTCTGAAGCTGGTAAGCGTGTCCTATGGGATATCCTACGAAACAGTTTTGTTTTAGGAAGTGTGTACTGTGATAACCCCCATGAAACAGCGTTAAGAGAAGGGCAGAGAAATAGTGCTCTTAGAATTTTGTCTATATTACAAACTGATGAAAAGAAGTTACTTGAACAAATAGAGGAAGGTTTACAGTATGACAGAGAATACGGAGACGAGTGGGGAAGAGACTACCCTTAACGAAGCAGAGGCAAATTGGAAGGACGCTTTACCAGAAGATGTGAAGCAAGATCCTAGCATGCAAGCAATTCAGACAGTAGATAACTTAGCTAAGAGTTATGTTAATGCTCAGAAGATGATAGGCGCAGATAAGATTATCGTACCTAACAAGTATGCTGAAGCAAATGAATGGCAAGATGTTTTCACTAAGCTTGGCTTACCCGAATCACCTGATAAGTATGAGATAGCGGTTAATGACAAAGAAGTTGATAAAGAGTTTTTTGATAACTTTAAGCAAGCTGCTCATGGCGCTGGCGTATTACCGAACCAAGCCCAGAAACTATTTGACTGGTATAACGAAGCTAGTGAGAAGATTGTTCAAGATCAAACTAACCAGAAGCAAGCAACGGAGCAGCAAGCAGTAGATAGCTTAAAGTCAGAGTGGGGGTCAGCTTATGATTCCAAACTAAAAGCTGCGCAAGCTGGGGTTTCTCACTACGGTAATGACGAACTAACTTCGTTTTTAGAGGAGACTGGTCTTGGCAACAATCCTAATCTTATAAAAACATTTGCTAAGATTGGGGAAACTTTGTCAGAAGATGCGTTTAAAGACGGTGGACAGGTTAACTTTGGTATGACTCCGCAGGACGCTCAGACACAAATTAATAGTGTAATGGCAGATAAAAAACATCCTTACCACGATAAATACCACCCAAATCATACTAATGCAGTCGCAGAAGTTAGTAAGCTTTTTGAGCATTTAGCTTGACGCTACTCCAAATTTCATTATTATAGAATTGAGCACGAGATAATCTGAAAAGACCTCACCTTTGGTGCTCAATTCGAATCCTGTAATTTCAGGGCAATTCACCAAACAACATTTAATATTAACTTTAGTAATGGAGATAACAATGAGTTCTGAAATTACTACAGCGTTTGTTAAGCAGTTTAGCGCAAACGTTTTTCATCTTTCTCAGCAGAAAGGATCTAGGCTTGCTCCTTTCGTAAGAAATGAAAGCCAAAGAGGTAAGAGTGCTTTTTATGACAGAATCGGTGCGGTTACTGCTCAGAAAAGAACTTCTCGTCACGCTGACACTCCTCAACTAGATACTCCTCATTCAAGACGTAGAGTTACTTTGGTAGACTACGAATGGGCAGATCTAATTGACGATGCTGACAAACTAAGAATGTTGATCGATCCAACTTCTGACTATGCTCAAGCTGCTATGTGGGCTTTAGGTAGAGCTAAGGATGACGTAATCATCGAGAACGCTCTTGGTAATGCTTATGGCGGAGAAGAAGGATCTTCTACAGTTACTCTAGCTGCTGCTAACAAAGTAGCTGCGTTTGACGGTACAACTGCTACAGGTAACAACCTAAACCTTCAAACTC